TAGCTTGCTCGCTCCGCTCAGTTGTACGTCGGTCGGGTCGAAGGTGGCGGCGTCCTCAGTGGCCAGTCTGGCGTCGATATCCATCGCCAGTAGGCCAAACGAGACCGTTTTTGTCCCCGCCGAGAACGCGACACGAGCCCCGCCGTTCGTACTCCGCGTAACAAACGCTGAGGCGTGGGACCTCAGAAGTTGTCGCGTAGTCTGATCGTATGGTGCCTTTCCGACTTCAACCTCGTTGATCGCCGGGTTATCATGCACCATAGCGTAGCCGAGCAGCTGGTCGTCGACAGCGACAGTCGGCATGAAAAACTTGCTCTTCGCCGTAGCGGCGAGTGTGATCGTCCCGTTGCCTACATCGGTCGTAGTTCCAACGAGGCGATCCTCACGGACGGCCAAGGGTCATCAACCCTCTGGCACGGTGAAGGTGAACGAACTGATCGAAATGATGGCCCCTGCTGAGATGGAGGTCGAGTTGATCAGCATGTCACCAGTGCCGACGCCCGTGGTGGTGATGTCGCCATCCCAACGGGCATTATTGTCGCTGTCAACGACGCGAAACCATGCAGCTGTGCCGGTCGCGTCCGCGCTGGAGTCGTCGGTGATCGTGTTGGCGGTCGCCCGCCCGCCCGGCGTCGCATCGGCGGCATTGCCGAAAGCCGGATCGCTCATCGTGAGCTCGGCGAGCAGCGTCTGGCCGCTCACCGCGGTGTCGGCATCTGCTGGTTGAGACCCGTCATAGATACGGACCTTGCCTGCACCCGACCCAGCGTCCACGCTGTCGACGATGGCATCGCATGCGGCGATCGCGTTGGCATTCGTGATGTTGGTGTTGGCCATGAGATCAACCCTCCAGCAAGGTTCGCCATGCGGCCAGCTTGGCCGGATTGGCTTTGTCGTGCCCGGACGCCGCATAGCGCTCGAGCTTTGCGACGGTCTCCTCGACCTCGCGTCGGCTCAGCATCACGGAATTTCCGCTTTGCGTGAGCCTCCCAGTCTCTTGAGGTACGCAGATGTAGGTGCGCCCCTCGAACTCCACCATCGGTGCGGTTGCCATACTCTGTTGGCTCCTAGCTAGAGGTTCGAACCGAGGCCAGGAACTTAGCCTCGAAGTGCCCGACGACGCCAGTTCCGTCGTCGATATCGATCACGGCCACGTAGACCGTCCCCGCGACCAGATTAGCTGCGTCATCGAGCTGGGTGACCCAGTCCCCGGCGGCAGCGTCGTGCAGGATCATCGTCAGAGGGAACGAGACGCCAGTCAATTCGGTGCCGTCCAGGTCCTCAATGGTCGTCACCGTGGCAACGCCAGAGTCGATCACGGTGCCAGCGCGCGCTCTCGTGGCGCCCCGCAGCCAGATCAGATTGTCGTTCCCGACATATGCCGTCTGGAGACCGCTCATTGCACCGTCCGCACTCTCACCGTGGCCGCAACGCCCGGAGCGAGCGACACCGTAGCTAGAACTCGCTCGAAGAGCAAGAACTGCGGCATGATCGCGGCGACCTGCACCGACGATGGAGCCGCGGTCTGATTGATCGCCGCCGTTAGGTTCAACAGGATTTCAGATACGGCATCGGAACTGGTCGCAGGCAAGATGTCGGCAATCGAGGCCGCAAACTGGATGCCCGAGGTTGCATTGGTGAACGCCGATTGAACCTCTTGCGAGGCACTGGCGACCATCGCTTCTAGGGCGGCCAAGGATTGCTGAGCTATCGGTGCCAGGCCGACGACCGACGCATCGATGGTCAGCACAACCTGGACCGATTGACCCGAGCTCGCGGCATCCTGCGCCACATCGGCTATATGCTCGATCTCTGCCGATAGTGACTGCATGGCCGGCGCCTGGGCCTGGATGACCATGCCATCTGATCCGGTCGCTGCTTGGGCGCGCTGTGTCGCTGGATCAATCGCTTGCGCGACAGACGACGGCTCGGCGACAGAGGTCGCGATCAGAATCTGGGCCGGAGACAGGACTTGGCTGACGGCATCGGCCGTGAAGGACAGAACTGCCAGGGCAGCTTGGTCTGCGGCTATCGTGGTCTGCATGACGAATGCAGCGCTGTCACCTAGTTGACCGATGACCCGCTGCGTGGCCGAAAGCGTCTCGGCATCGATTGTTCCTACGTGCTCGATGCTCGCCAGGGCTGCCTGCGTAGCCGGATCACTGGCCTGGATAGAGGCAGCCAAGAACTCCAGCAGAGCCTCAACCGCTTGCGTCGCCTCATTAGATGACCCAGCAACGGTCACGCCTTGTTCCATCGACGCCTGGATGGCCTCTGAGACAGCAAGAGCGGTAGCGGCGACCGATCCAATCAGACGCAACTCCGCAGCCACGGCTTGATCAGAGCTCGGGATGGCAGATGCGACAGTCGCCGGCTGCGTGACTTGCGCTTGAGCCGCGGCGATCGACGCCAGAGCCTGTTGCGCGACCGCGGCCACGTTGGCATCGCCGGCGCTTATGCTGGCGAACGGTCCAGAGGCGAACGGATCACCGAACAGCATCAGTTGACCCCGGCGGTTTCAGCTGTGATCCAGTTGATCAGCACAACCCCCTCGACCTCATCGAGCGACACGCTCCCAGGCAACAAGCCGATTAGCGCCTGCGTGGGGCCGTCTACTGCCTGCGTTACGGTCGCTGTGATCTCCAGCGTGGCGGTGATCGACTGAGCCGGCGGAGCCCCAACGACGACTGCCGTTCCTGAAATGACCGACCCCACCGAAGCGCTTGAGCTGACCACCCCGGCCGTGCCAGTGCTTATGACGGTAGCCGTGAACTCCTCTCCAGCGGCAACGACCTGAACAGCCACGGCGCCGTCGGATGCCACGGTGGCAACGACTACATCGCCGGAAAGCACGTCCTGGGTCGCTGCCGCCGCAACCTGGACAACGCTAGCGACAAACTCCACGCTCGCGGCAAGCGCCTGAGAGATCGCTGTCGCAGACTGAACTGCCGTTGCGATCAGCTCTTGCGTAGCGGTTGCCGATTGCACCGAGTCTGTCGCCTCGTTGCTCACGCTAGCGTCGAAACTCAGCGATGCAGACAACGCCTGCTGAGATTCCTCCGTCAGCGGCGCGCCGGTTGCCAAAAGCTCTATGAGACCGGTTAACTCCTGACCTGATGCTGCCCCAGTTCCTGACACGATCGCAGCATATTGCTGAGATGCCGCGATTTCCTGCTCCGAGACTGCACTTGCCTGTGAAACAATGGCATCATATGCTAACGAGGCCGACAACGCTTGAAATGGCCCGGCAACCTGCGATGCCGCAATTGCGGTAAATTCGAGTCCCGCCGCAACGTCCTGTTCGGCCCCAACTATTGACTGCGTGACCGTTGCCCCAACCGGAGGCTCCCCGTGCGGTTGTACGCCGCTCCATAGCGCGCCCGGGCTGCTAAGTGGATTGGGGCCTGACCAGAGCATATCAGTCGCTCGGGCTGTCCGAGCCAGCAAGGAATGTCCCGCTCTGGGTGAAAGTCCCCCCAGACCCCTTGTTGTCGCCCCAGGTCGAGGCCCCATTCCGCCGGCTGAAATACATGATAGGCGCGGTGCCCGTCGGCGTACTGCCGTCGCTGCCGAGATCGACCGGCTTGATCGCTCCGGTAAAGAGGTCGACGCCGATTCGGGCGTCCCCGCCGGCAACGAAGCGCAGCATGGGGGGAATGCCCAGCCTGGACTTCCCATGCGCTGCGGCCTGCATCGCTCTGTACTGGGCCTTGGATACTACGGGCATTGGGATTCACCTCTCAGGGGGCTCTCCTAGTCCGATCACGCATCAATCACCGTTCGCACCCCCAGGGTATGGGCGGCCGTCAGCGCGCAATCGATGGCGCTGAAGTTCTGCGTCTGCCCAGGGATCGTGCCCGAGTAGATCGACATCAGCTGGCCCGATTGGAGCGTCCGGTTACCCATGGCGATGATCGAGGGGTTCGCGACCGTGCTGGCATCGCGCTTGATCGCAAAGCGGCCCCCGACCTCTGCGGATATCTTGTTGTGGAGCATCGAGATTAAGGGCTCGCGCCCGCTGGAAGCATACACATTCACGATGTCGGACGCCAGGTTCATGCGCCAGTAGACGTTCTGGAGCACCAGCTCCCCGTATTCATTGGCTATATTTGCAGGTGGCGAGAAGTAAATCTGATGCGCCCCGGCGTTGTTCTCGTAGTAACCCCCCTCGATATAGACGTTTGCGCAGTTTTTGAAAGAAAATACCGGGCCAGAATTGCTCTCGCCATAGCAGTTCACGAAGCGGATGAGCAGGCCGCCATAGTTGACCGAGCCAAATGACACGTGAGGATCAGATGTGCCACTAAGCGTCGAGAACCTGCAATTGAAGAAGAACCCGCCATTTGCGTATGCGGCGCTATTGCCCCCAGGATTGTACGGCGTAATGCCGATGACGACGCGCCCGGCGTAGCTCTTGCAGTTGGTCCAGATAGCATAGAAGAATGAGCCGTCGATCTCCCAGTTTCGCGGGAAACCGCGCACCAGCACGTCGTCAAAAATGGCGTCGATGAGGCATGTGGCCCGTATGCCGATCGTCCCGCTCCCTCCTTTGTGGATCGCCAGGTGCCGAATGCCGCCCCGGAATTGTGGGTACTGCGCATTGACGTTAGACCGTGGCCCGCCAAGATCGATCGCGATGCCGCTGCCGACATAGTTGATTGCGCTGGTGCCGCCCGCCCAACCATCAACGCCGCCGGCCGTGTATAATCCAGCCTCCCCCATGAGGACGACCGGCTTGATGATCTCGGCGCCACTGGTCGAGATTACCTCCGGCACGACGATGGTCCCCGTGGTGCGGTAGATGCCGCTGGGGAAGAACACGATGCCGCCCCGGTCGGGCAAAGCGGCCATCGCATTGTTGATCGCGGTCGTGCAGTCGGTCGAGTTGTTGCCGACGGCGCCGTAGTCAACGACGTTGACGAGCGGGAAGGAGCCAGCGACGTTGGCGAACACCAGCTGGCCGGCACCGTTGGTGGTCAGGCTGTAGCCACTGATGCTGTCGGCCGTCGGCCAGTTGAGGCCGTCGAGAACGATCTTGCCGCTACCGTTTGGCGTGATTGGGATGTCGCCGTTGCTCACGCTGATGATCGTTTGGCCGTTCACGTCCAGGGCGCCGCCGAGCTGGGGCGTCGTGTCCTCGACTACGGCATGGGTGTGGGTCGCCGCCGCCGCTGACAGGTTGGTGCGGGCCGTCGCGGCATCGCTGGCTCCGGTGCCGCCGTCCGCCACCGCGAGGTCGCCCGTCGTGTCGGTCGTGAGATCGATAGGACCGCGCGTGATGGCCTGCCCGGCGAGGGTCAGATAGTCCAAGGACCCGGCGAGCGTGACTGCCGTGGAATTATCCGTCCCAGCTTGGTCGACATCCAGGTTGGTCCTGGCGCCCGCCGCGGTGCTCGCCCCCGTGCCGCCATCCGCGACCGGCAAGTCTCCGGTCACCTGAGAGGTCAGATCGATCGATAGCGCCGCCTGGTGCTGCGTCACCGCAGCCTGCGAGACGTTGCCCGCGTGAATGTCGGTAGCGCCCTGGTCTTGGCTCCAGTCGAGGTGCTCGTCTGCCACGAAATTGGCCAGCGCGTCATGATCGATCGCAGCTTGGTGCTGCGTCACGTTGCTCTCGGCGACCCTCGCGTCGCCTAGAGTGCCGGACGTGAGATCGGCTGTGTCGTGGGTGTGCGAAGTCGCCGCCTTACCCTCGACCTCCGCGATCAGCTCATCATATTCCTCGACTATCTGGACCAGATACAGCCGAACCGTCTCGGAGCCGAAATCGACCTTGGCCTCGCTGCCAGCGGTCGAGCTGAACACCGTCGTGCGGGCAAATGTGGTCGCGGGCGTCGTGTGCGTGTACGTGCCCGCGCCGGTCTCACGCTTGTCGGTGGTCTGCGACTGAATTACGTAACCGAGCTTCTTGCCGTCGTCGCCGGCGACCAGCGCCTCGTAGGTCCGACTGACACCGCCCTCGGTCATGGTGGATGAAGCGCCGGTGGACAGGTCGATGTCGGCAGTCCCGATCGCGACCCCGGTGATCTCGTAGACGACCGGGCCTAGCGTTGGGCGAGAGTAAGTGATTGCCATGAGACCTATGATCCTCGGATCGTGGCGACGAAAGTGTCGATCGCCGCCACAAGGCTCGCCGACTCGGACGGCGGCAGAACGGGGTCGATGGCCTCGCCGTCAGGGCCGACCTGCCGGGCAGGATATAGCATCGCCGCCTCTTGGTCGATTGCGAGCTTGAGCGCGCCGCAGGCGTCCCTCACCCCAACCAGATAGGCCCCGATTGCGTTCGGGGTCGGTGTGAGCTCACCATCGCTCGCGCGCGCCACCGCCCATGCGGCATAGCCGAGCCAGTCGCGTGAGGGCGAGGCCCCGTCCACGCACTCTCGCCACGCCTTGCGGACCTGCGCCAGTCCGGGGGCTTGGCGCTCTCCTTCACGTCCGCTCGCGCGCCCGACGATCGCCGCCGCCAGATCCGCCGCCGGCACGTCACCCGCCCGGGCCGTCCCCGCCACGGCCTCCATCGCGCGCGCGGCGCGGAACAGCGTGCGCAGCACGCGCGCCAACGGCGGCATCCACTCCTCGAGCTGGCTACTGGCGTTGAGCAAATCACGCATCGTCCATCACCCTCCTGGCAACTCGGCCACTTCGATCGTCGCCTGGCGCGCCTTCAGGACGCCTTCGAAGTTGGTGTTGTCGCCGTTGAGCGCCGTCTCCAGGCGGTAGATGACGGTCGTGTCCGGGTCGGGCTGGTCCTCGACGGTCAGGCTGTAGAACCGATTCGGAACCGTGTCGGTGTCCGGATACTCGGTGTCGTTGGCGTCCGTGTTGGGAGTGAAGACGCTCCCAGCGAACCGGATCGGCAGCGGCACGGCTGTGTTGGTCGCGGAGTCGACATCGTAGCGCACCACTCGGAACCGAAAATGCGTGTTGTCGGTGGCCGATGACCCGGACGTGCGGCGCAGATACCCCTCGAAATTGAACGTCACGATGAACCGCACACCACCACCACGGACGAACAGTCCGCCGCTCCCCGGCCGCGGGTTTCCGATCCCCATCGCGATCGTCCAGGCCGTGGTCTGGAGCACCGTCGTCAGGTGCTCGCCATCGTCCCAGACATTGCCCCAGCGCCGCGCCCGGCTGAGGTGGAACCCGTCGAGGTTGGCGATCTCATTGCCAGTTGCGCCGATCCGTACCTTGTTCCACTCCATCGACATCTTGGCGATCTTGGTGGCGTTGTCCGGCACCTGGAAGGCAACAAGCCGGTGCTCGTAGGCGGCCGTCCCGAGCGTGTAGTCGTCGACCAGCGTGGAGGTGATCGCGGACCCATCGCCATCGAACCACCGCACCCGCATCTTGAGCCTAGCGCCTGCGCCGCCGCCCTTGCCGGAATAGCCGACCGTCATCACGTCGCCGGGACGAATGCCCCAGCGCTTGTTGAAGTGGCTGTCGTGATCATCATTACCCGTTCCGTCCACGACTCCTGCCGTACTGTGGAGCAAGATCGACTTCGGGCCCCAGTATCCTCCGGTCGAACTGACCCCAGCTGCGGTCATGGTCATGGTGCTGGCGCCATCGCTCAGATCCCAGTATTTCGGCGCCAGCCCGCCGTTCTCCAGGTCCCAGTTCTCGCCCCACATATTGGCGCCCGCGATCGTCATCGGGGCATCGTCGACCTCTGGCAGGGTCGAGACCGGCGTGTCCGTCCGGGTCGCGGTCCAGAGACTCGCAACGCCGCCGCCGCGGCCACTCCCAGACATGCCGCCATCATCAAGGGCCCGCACTTGATTGTCATAGACATAGGGGATGTTGTGCTTGAGCTGGATCTCGAAGACGTTCGAACTGCTGCGATAGATAACCCGGCTCGCGGCGCTCTGGCCCAGTTCTTTGATGCGCCACAGGTACTCGCCATCCGCCCTGACCCGCCAATCCGGGTGCTCGTCGACCGAGATCTTGACCGTGACCATCATCGAGCCATCGGACTGCACCACGCCGCTGCCCGCGACCTCGGTCATGGCGAGGCCAGTCGGCGTGCTCAACACCTTCCGCCACCACTCGATCCCGGTGCTGATCGGCGCATCGTTGGGGTCGTACTCGTCGTCCCAACGGATCGCGGTGCTCGTCTCTTGCAGCTCCAGGGCCGTCAGATGCTCGTCGAAGGCCGTCGCGACCACGGCCGTCCGGAACGTCTTGCTCGTCCAGCCCTGCTGATCGTCGGTGAGCTCCACCCAGTCGCCGGGCTCGAGGACGCTGACACCGCCCTTGCCGCCGGTGGCGATGATCGTTCCGGCGGTGTCGGGGAACGTGGCGCGCACCGTGCGGGCGTGGCGGATGCTGTCGAGATGGATCTGCGCCAAACGCTCGGCCCGGAACTTGGCCTCGGTGCCGGCGACAAACTCCAGGTCGAGGGTGTCGATCCTCTGAATGCCGGCGTCCTCGGTCAGGTAGGTCGCGTCCGTGACTTCCTGGGTGTCCATCTTCTGCCATGAGTGTCCCGCGTGCCTGTAAACCCCGGTGATGGTGTTGGGCAATTCGTCTGCGGTCGAGACCGAGTATTCGTCACGCTCGATCGCATCCGTCCGACTGATCGCCACGACGGTCGGGCGCTCGCGATGGAAACGGATCGTCCAGAGCCCGCTGTCGGGACGACGGAAGATGTCCAACCCCCCGGCCGCATCCGAGAACTGCCGCCGGATCTTGTTGCTGTCCTGATCGGCCGATATGATTGCTGAGACGTTATGTCGCGCCTGGGTATCTGTGGCGCCCTTGATGTCGACCAGTTCGTCGGCGTAGTCGGCCTCCGCCTTCATCTCGTCCGCGTCGAAGTCGCTCGGGGTCGGATAGGTCACCGCCCCGGAGCTGTTGCGGCGCGCGAGCGGCCCATAGCGCCACATCATCCATCGGGCACAGCACAGGATCAGGTTGTTGCTGTAGGCGGTTCCGCCAGAGCCACCGCTCAAGCGCCAGTCGTGGACATCGTTGGCGCCGTCCATCTCGACCCGGACGATCGAGCTCGGGTCTACGGTGTCGCCCTGGTTGACGGTCCGGACCTGATAGGCGAGGTAGCAGATGTCATTGAAGACCCGGTTCTTGACCCCGCCATCGTTGTGAAACTTCCATATCCCGGTGCCGTTTACGGCGTCCATGTACTGGTCCGGCACCGTCTGGCTGCCATCGAACCAACGAAATGCAAACCGCTGCAAGATGTGATCCGGGCCGTCGTCGTCCTTGTGATAAATGAACTCGTCAGCGCCGGTTTCGGTGCCTCTATGGTCCTCGTTCGGCACGTACCACGACCACGTCGGCCCCGTTCCGTGGAACCAATCGAGCGGCGGATGGTAAGAGTTAGACGTTCCGGTGGTCGTTTCGCTGGCCAGGACGAAATCCTCGCCGCCGGCCAATGTCCCGATCGAGTACTCCTTGTCGTTGATCCAGATCGAGCGCAGCGCCGAGCATGGATGGTCGGCCAGCGCCAGGACGGCCGTATAGGCCTCCTTGGGGTCCTCTGCGCCCGTCGCCTGCTCGTGGGTCTGGTGCCACATGACCGAGGTGCCACGGGTCCTGACGCGGCCCAGGACGAGGGTCCGTGGCGCCCTGGAGTCGAGCAGCGGCGCATCGGTGGCGTTGTTGGTGATCTCCTGGGTGAGCTTCGGGACTTCCGGCTTGAAAAAGTCGGTAATGACCCCGAAAACATCCCCGATCCCGAAGCCCATCAGCGCCAGACCTTCACGCCGGCGCCGCCAAAGACGCGGCGCTTTTCGGACATCTGAGCCACGTTGTCGAGGCCATCATCGGCCGGATAGATGGCTTGCTGTCCCTCCCGGGTCCTGGCTGAGAGGGTCGTGTGGCCCTGATCGCGCCAGATGTCCTCGGCCCTGGCCTCGATCGTCCAGCCCACGCCCGGCTGATCGGTCGCCTGCCCGAGCCGCAGGTAGCCGTCAAAGCGCAAGATCGCGTCGACCACGAGGCCGGCCTTGACCCATGCCTCCCAGACCGCGAGCCGCCGGTTCCGAACGTTGGCGCCCAAGAGGGTCACCCGCATGGCCTCGCCAAAGGTCATCACAGCCGCGTTGGCGACGTTGCGGCCCTGGAGCCGCACGTAGTCGATCGCCAGCAACCCGCCCGGCAGCGCATCGTAGACATCGCCCGGCCACACCAGGTCGTGCTCCCAGTCGGTGAGCCTGATGTTGCCAGCCCCGAGGGCCAGCAACACCAGGGCCGCCTTGCGGACACCGATCAGGCCGGCGTCGAACTCCGCCTGGAGACCGGCCGAGCGGGTGATCATCGGGCGCCGCCGTGGTCAGACCGCCATGACCATCAGGACATCGGTAGCGATCGGGTCCGTGGCGCCGGCGAATGTCACCACGACCCGATTGGGACTGGCCGCGGTCGTGACCAGGTAGGTCGCCGCCTTGAGGAGTCCGGCCGTGGTGCGGCACGTCACCTCGGCGCCGGCGGGCGCGAACGGGACCGGAATCACGATCTGATCGGCCAGGATGTCCTGCGCGGTCACGACGTGCCGCCCGAGATAGACCTGGTGCCGCCCCTCGCTGCCACCGACCATCGACCCCACCGTGCATGCCGAGGCGCTGGTCGTCGTGACGGTCATGTTGCCGGCCGTGCCGGCTTCATCGGCGATCAGAAACACGCTGTCGCCGACCGCGCTGATGACGGCCGTGATGGGAACCGAGTCGAACCGCGTGTCGCCGTTGATGGCCGCGACCAGGCTCGTCGCACTGTCGGCGGCCGAGGCGCCGTTGGTGAACACGCCATTGGTCGCGACCGCGGTGTCGGCCTCGGTGTAGACCGTCCCCCCGACTGTGATCGTCATCCCGGCCTCGCCGGTGGCGTTGAAGTCGACCACGCCGGCGGCGCTGCGCCCGCTGTTGGTCACCGTATTGATGCTGCTCATTGGTCTCGTCCTTCCATTTTCCTGGTTGTCAGTACACATCCCGCACGGTTTCAACGAACCGCATGGTGATGCCGAACACCGCTTCCTCGATCTCCCCATATTCGGCCATGGCGTCTGAGCCGCCGGTGATCACGGACGGGTCGACCGAGACCGTGGTGAGCAGATAGGTGTTGGTGGCTGGGTTGGGCGCATAGGTGACCGTGGCGCCGCCGCTGACCGCCTCGTGGAGGCCTGGCGCGATCTCCAGGTTGCTACCGGCGCTCTGGGCCACCAGGCGGTAGATGAAGGGGCTCCCGGACGGGCCGGCCATGGACACCAGGGCCCCGGCACGCAGGAACGGGCTGCCGGTGGCTCCCGAGATGGCCACCGTCTCAGCGCCCGCGACATGGCCGCCGTTGACCGTCACCGTCCCGCCGCCATCGCCGAACTTCTGGGGGTACCCATACCAGGGCATTTTGTAAGTCGCGTTGCGGTGGATCATGTCCATGATCATGCCCTGCCACCGGGCCTCGAGCTCGGGCGTCCGCAGGTCGAAGGTCAGCTCGGCCGCATGGCGTGAGGTCAGGACCGTCGACAGATCGCGCCAGCCGCGGGTGCGCTGGAATTGACCGTTGACGACGATGCCCGGAACGAAGTCGCTCGGTGGGGTCACGAACGAAGTCGGCCAATCCTGCGCAGCCATCAGGCGGCCCTCGAGGTATCGGACATCGCCTCGGGATCGCGAATGCGCTCATCGCGGAGCCGGCGCTTGAAGTCCCGGAACTGCTCCCGCTGGAGGCGCGCCACCTCGAGCACGTTGACGTTGTTGCCGCGGGCGTCGATCCGCGGCGAGAACACGAACGAGGCCCCATCTCCACCCGCTGAGCGGCGATCGCCCGCCTGTCGGACCGAAACATGCTCGCCGCCGCTGACCCGGAGCGGAAGGATGCGGGTGTCGGCCTGGCCGCCGCCGGGCACGACCAGGTTGAGGCCGTGCTGGCCGCCGAACAGGCCGCCGAGCAAACCCCCGACCACGGGAACCCTACTCAACAGCCCGCCGCCGGCCGCTACGCCACCGAGGCCGCCAGCGCCGGCACCTGGGTTGCCGACCGCGCCAGCCGCCGCTGTGGGGTCTCCCAGGGCCGCCCTGAGTGCCCATGCTGCAGCTGCGGTGACCGCATACTGGATTGCCTGTGCGATGAGGCCGGCGAGGATTCGCTTCGACACGTCCTCGAATGACGCCCCGTACAGCAGCGCCGAGGTCGCGGCCTGCCCGAGCGCGCCTGTGACCTGGTTGAGGGCCTGGAACTCGGCCGTTTGTGACTCGACGCGTGCCCGAGCTTGCTCGCGCGAGAGCTCGCCGAGCCGAAGCGCCTCGTCCTCGGTCAGCAGTCCGGCTTGGCGGGCCAGGTTCAGCTGCTCATAGACGGCCGTGAGTTGCTGCACCGCGGCAATCTGTGGATCGATGGACCCGGCGAGACGGTCGACGCCGCCGGCAGTCAGCACGTCAGGGGTTGGTGGTCCGAAGGCCGTAGAGCCGGCGCGGGAACCGGTCTGGCGAGCGTTGGCAGCGCTCAGCTGTGCGGCCACTGCCGTGTCGCGGCCGAATTGGATCGCGTCCTCGGCCGCCTGCTTGGCCGTCTCGGCGATCTGTTCCTCGATCCGCAGCCGTTCCTCGGCGGCCTGGATGCGAGCGTTGTCGGCGCGCGCGGTCTCGGGGAGCAGCGTCGGCACGATACCGGGGCCACGCGCATCCGACTGCCGGGCTTCGGCCAGGCTGGCCCCCAAGGGGATCACGTTGGGTCGGCGAGGCGGAACCCGGCCCTCGACGATCGTCCCGCCCGCGATCCCAGCCGCAAGCGCGTCAGCCTCGGCCTGAGCGACCGCGATCTGCTGAATGGTGCGCTGCAACTGGATCGGCAGCGCCAGGAACTCGTTGAGTGAAAGCTCGACACCGCCGAACGTGAACGTTCCCGACAGCCCGATGAATCTATCTCTGTCCGGGATGCTGTCGATCGCATCAGCAACGCCCAGGATTGCCTGCGCCAGAAGGTTGGTCGCTCCGGTCGCCTGATTGAGCCGGTCAATCGCAGCGCCGAGGCTGTCGGTGAGCACCTGCGTGGCGCTCCCGACCGTCACCTCGACCTGGGCAAACTCCCGGTTCAGGACCGCGCTCTGGCTCTCGATCGCCCGGATGACGCGCTCGGCAGTGAGCTCGCCGGCCTCGGCCAACTCCCGGAGCTTCCCAATCGGCACCCCGAGACCATCGGCGATCGCCTGGGCGAGTCGCGGCGTCTGCTCCATTACGGAGTTGAGTTCCTGCCCCCGGAGCGCGTCCGCGGCGAGGCCCTGGCCAAGCTGGAACAGCGCCGCGTTGGCCGCAGCAGCCGTGGTGCCGCTGATCGCCACCGCTTGGTTGGTTGCCCGGGTGACGCTCTCCAGACGCTCCTGGTCGTCACGGAGCGCCGCCACCGAGCGGGCAAATCGAGCATAGAGCTGGCCTGTGCCCTCGACCGCGACGCGGGTTTCACGTGAAACATTCCGCACCGCCTGAAGCGACGCCGCCAGTTCCTCGTTGCCGTCCGTGACGAGCCGGAGCTGTGAGCGCAGCTGCGTGTAGGCATCGGCCTGCTGGATGATTGCCCGCACGGCGATGGACGCACCAACGGCCGCGAATCCACTGGCCATGCCGCGCAACAAGCTCGGCAGCGCCGCGGCGGTCCGACCAAGTCGACCAAAACCGCCGCCCAACTGGTCGACCTGCCGCTCCGTCTGCCCGGCCTGCGTGCGGGTGCGCCCCAGCTCACGATTGAGCTGCGTGAGTTGCCTGGTGTCGGTGGCGACCGCGAGCGTGGCAATGTCGGCCATCAGGCGTCCTCGCTCAGTCCGTCACGGATAGCGCGGTCGATCGCCCGCAAGGTCTGGACCTCAAAGCGGCTCGGCGCGGTGCCGGTCATGCGCGACCAGGCATCGATGTCCGGGTAGCCGATGGGCTCCAGCCCCCCGACCCCGCTACCGCCCTTGCTATCTCGCAGGTCCAAGTACCACTCCCAGAGGTGGGCCACGGTATCGGGCAAGCCGGGCCCGCTCAGCTTGGCGCGGAACTTCTCGCCAACCGGGCCTTGTCGCCGCGCACCGATGCGCCAGTGGGCCGCGACTGCGACCCCTTTTTCGTCCTTGCGGTTGAGCCGCTGCTGGTGCCGAGCGTGCTCACAGACGCGCCCGGCGAGGGTGCCAAAAAAGCCGTCCTCCGCTCGAGCGCGAAGTGAATGTCGTGGTAGAGCCACCCGGCCTTCTGCAACACCCGCTCGGCGTTGTCGGGCGTGCATTCAAGCCGCATCTCGCCCGCCAAGTCGATCGGCGTCCAGGCTATCATCCGCGCCGCAACGGCCCGGCGCACGACCTCGTGGGCGACCTCGGGCGGCAATGGGTTGTCGCCATAGACGGTGCCGAGCTCGACCATCCGCCGGTAGCGGCCCTGCTCGGCCCGCAGCGTGGCTGGATGGGTCGGCCCCGCCAAGGTGATCGTCCAGGGCTCGCCATAGGACATCACCGGCTGCCCGTCGCGGGGAGAAAGAACGACATGCTCGATCGTGTCGACCGTAGCGAGGTCGGAGAGGTCGAACCCGGATACGCCGTTGCCCTTGCTCATGCGCTAGACCCCATAGTCTCGCTGGATGCGCATCAATGCCGTCGTCGACGCACCGCCGCCGAGGCTGTTGACCTCGCCCTTGCTGCACCGAAAGTTCATCGTCACCGGGAAATCGCCCTGTTGGCCGGGGTTGTCCGTCGCCGGCCAGAACTTCACCCGCGGTAGGAAGAACCGGTGGAACACCGTGGCGCTGGTCTGGAACTGGAACTGGACGCCCACCGACTGCTCGGTCTCGCCGTAGCCGAAGATGGTTGGGCCGTCCACGGTGTCGAAGTAAGCTTGGATCGAGCCGGTCAGCACCAGGTTGCCGCGCGCGACGTTCACGGGATCGCGGCTGAACAGCACGTTGCTGGTGTTGTAGTTCCACTCGCCGCTCAGTTCGATCGAAGTCACAAAGCCCCAGTTATTGACCGGGGTGCCGCCCACGTCGAGGTCAATGTCGCCCTGAAACGGCCCGTAGCTGTCATCGGTCGGGGCCGCGCTGGTCGTGGGATTGCCGGTCGTCAGAGCGCCGCCGCCGAGGGCCAAGACGCCGAACTCGATCACGGGCTGCGTCTCGGGATCGGCCCTGAGCCGGAAGCTCGAGCAGGCGACGCCGGTGAACTTCCGATATTTGTTCGCCACCGCCCCATAGAGCTTGTGAACCGTGAGACCTCGCTTGGCGTCCGTGACATCGATGTGGTCGCCGGTGCCGGTTGCGTCTGCGACCCAGGCCGCAGGGGCATTGAGCATCCAGGGCAACGCATGATCATGGATGCTCTTGCCGAGCTCGCCGCCGAACTGTCCGGGCCTGGTCGAGCGGCCATGAACGCCCGCGCTCTGCTGGCCACCGGTGCCGATCTCCCGGCTCTCCAACGTGGCCCGCTCCTCGTTGATGTTCTTCTCGGTCACGCGCCACAGCACGGGCGTGCCGGCCGGGTCGGTCCCGAACGTGGCCTCGTTCTGGTAGGCGATCGATACGGCACCACCGTCAACGACTGCCATGGTTCATTCCTCCGTCAATGCACCCTGGCGGCGCGGTAGCGCACGCTCACGGGCACGGTGTGGCGAGCCAGGCCTGGTATCGCCGGGGCATCCTCGACCGCCTGTAGGGTCACGGTCACGGCCGGATCACTGGTCGCGGTCAGGACCGTTCCGGGCCGGAAAAGCGTCTTGATGTCGTCGACCACGTCATTGACCGGACCCGGGCCCATCGGGGTCGCGGTGGCGGCCGGGCCATTCACGGCCAGCTGCCAGATCCCGATCCCGACGCTATAGATCTGGGTCGGCATGATGGTCTGTGGCCGCTCGCTCGCCGGCAGGAGACTGGCGCGCAGGAATAGCCCATCAGGCTCGACAAAAACCGTGTTCTCGTGGTCGATCGGGAGGTCGCCAGGCAGCGCCGCGGTGAGCGTCATCAGGGCCTCGGTAATGGCCTTCCTCATCGCCTGATCGCCGCCGCCGCGCGCTCGACGTTCTGCGTGAACCGGGCCGCCGCCAGGCGCACCATGCCGCCCGGGGCTTGCTTGGACCAGCCGTACTCGAGGCGGCGGATGTAGGGTAGGTTCGAAGCGAGCCACCAGACGCCCGCGCCGGCAGCGCTGAACACCGCCACGGCACGCCCGATGCTGCCGCCGCCAGACGGGTCCTCGACCAACCTCTGGCCGGATGCCGGGGCATCCGTCGTGGACTGCCACGATCCCCTGGCCGTGCCTTTGTCCACGGGAGTGCCGAGCACGACCTCGCGGATCAGCTGGAGCCAGGAACGGCGGACGATCAGAAGCGCATCGGCCTGATACCGGTGAGTGAATCTGTCTATGTCTCGGGAGAACTGGCCCATCACGCCAACACCTCCCAAAGGGCTCGCGCGCCAGCCGAAAGGTCGATGGGCTCGCCCACGATCGGCAATGCCGCCCCGGTGCGCGTCACGCCGCCGTGGCTGAAGGTCGCCGCAGTGCCCTCGCCCTCGACCACCAAAAGATTCCCGGCCGCTGGCGGGGCTGTGAGCCCCTGCACGAGCCATGGGCGGTCGCGGCGATCGATGCTGGTGTCGTTGTGTCTGGACCGCGAGTTCACGTCGAGGATCACCAGGCATTCCTGGTCCGTGGGCGTCACCACCGCCTCTTGGGTTGCGGGGTCGATGGCGCCGACCGACTGCGCACGCACCACCGCGCGCTTTGCCAGCCCTTGGTCGACAAAGGCGCTCGCCACCGTGGTCATGACCTCGGCCACGCTCGGCATCGCTCAGCCCCTCACGACCGGCACCACGCCGCCGCTGGCGTGACGGGACCTTATCCCCAGGGTGGCCAGTAGCGTGTCCAACGACGGGTAGCTCTTGCCGGTTGTCTTGCCATCGCCCCCATACTCGGTCTCGATCGGCCCGACCTTCTCGCGGGTGACGCTCACCAGATTCCGCACCGGATCGAGCCGGTCGCCGGTCACGAGCCTGATCCGCGCAAGCTCGATGTTCGCGAACCGGACCTGCTCGGGCACCACATTGGCCTGGATGCGGCGTCCCTCGTTGTCGCTGGCGCCGGTCCGCGGCCACGGTAGCCGCTGCGCCGGGCTGCGTAGCCGGCCGGGCCACTCGCCATT